CAGATGGTTATCTTCGGTACTGGTGGTGATATGGAGGGTGGAACGATTGACTTCGAGTCTATGTTCTACAATCCTGAGCCCTATAACCTTCTGCCCGTTGATAACGTATGGGATGATGGGGGTAGTGGAACTGACTGCGGTTGGTTCTTCCCCTCCTACCGAAACAAGGTAGGCCATATGGACAAAGACGGCAATAGTTTAATAGATGAAGCAAAATTCGACGAAGATGCTAAAAGGGAAAGTACGAAACGGAACAGTAAGGATGCGAAAGTCTACGACAAGCTTATCACAGAATATCCTTGGAGACCCCGTGAAGCGTTCCTACAGTCGGGAAGCAACGTATTCCCCACAGCGGAGCTGGTCAGTCACAGGAACTATATCGTACGTTCGGGTAAGACTGCAAACGTTGGCACACCGGGTCTCCTCACTAGTGGGGAAGGCGGTATTAAATTTAGGCCTTCGGAAAAGGTCAGACCAGTAAACAAGTTTCCTCACCAAAAAGGTGACGATATAACAGGTGGTGTAGTTGTCTACCAAGCTCCTTATAAGGACGACGAAGGTAAGGTTCCTAACAACCTGTACTTTATAGCGCATGACCCCTACGCGCATGACACGTCTAGCGGTAACTCGTTAGGCTCTGCGTACGTCTTTAAACGGGCCAACCCGTGGAGCAAGCCGGACGATATGATTGTCGCTAGCTACGTAGGACGCCCACAGACGCAGGATGAGTACAACTCAACCCTGTTTAAACTGTCGGAATACTACAATGCAAAGATAGGGTTTGAGAATGACCGAGGAGAAGTTATACCTTATGCAAAACGTACCAAGCAGCTGCATATGCTGATGGAAGAAGTGGAGCTATTTGACAAGAGTAATGGGTTCCGCGCAAAGACCCTTGGACGTAACTACGGGATGTCTATGGGTAGCAAACAGCGTAAGGCTCAGGCAGTTCTGTACTTGCGTGACTGGCTGTCTGCCAAAAGAAGTATGGACGAAAATGGTGAAAGTAAACTCAATTTGCACTATATTTACGACGTAGGCTTGATTGACGAACTTATCAAGTGGAGTGAAAAGGGTAACTTTGACCGTGCATCATCTCTGCTCGTAGGTATGTTCTACATGATGGACCTAATATCTAAACCCGTGGTTAAGCAGGAGGTGCAAGAGTCGCACGATAGCTTCTTCAACCGGGAGTTTTTTTCATAAACAATGAGCGACAAGTCAACACAGAACCACATTCCTAAGCAGAAGCTTAAGTCTACTAAGAAGACTAAGCAGTGGCGCGAGGAGTGTGTCGAAGGGTTTATTAACCAGTCCTCTTTTATGCAGAACTCAAAGTCGGACCTGCTCCGTTTCTATGAGGTCTACAACGGAGAGATGGCTGACATGGATTACAACTACGTAACCAACCCATACAACAGCCAAGCTGGTAAGAAGCGTAACTTCCCTGCCAAGCTCCGTAACTACAACATCATTAAGCCGGTCGTAGACCTGCTGCTGGGAGAAAAGACGCAACGTCCCTCCAACTACCAAGTGACTGTTACCAACGGCGACGCTGTTAGCCGTATGGAAGAAGAGAAGCAGAAACAGATTATGTCTAACCTGCAGCAGATGTTTATCAATGAGGTAAACAACTTGGGCGGGCAAACCGGGCAGCCTAGCGAAGAGGCGCAGACTCCCGAAGAGGTAGCTAAGTACATCGAGACTTCCTACCAAGACTCACGCGCTATCGTAGGCCAGCAGGTTATTAACTACTTGCGTGACTACCTTGACTTGCCTGACAAGCTGCAGAGCGCGTTCTTTGACTGGCTGGTTACTGGATACGCGTACACATACAAGGGCGTATGCATGGATGAGGTAGAGTATGAGATTGTATCTCCTCTGGACCTTGACTACAGCAAGTCACCCGGTATTGAGTTTATCGAAGACGGCGACTGGTGCGTACGTCGTGAGCTCATGAGCAGCAATGCTGTGCTTGACCAGTTCTATGACCTCTTGTCTGAGAAGCAGGTTGCACAGATTGAAAGCCCACACCGCAACCGTAGCGGTAGCTTTTCTGTCCCATTCCTCCAGCGTATCGAAGAAAACTTCGGTGACGACGAGCGCTTTGTCGAGGTAATGCATGTGACATGGAAGACCTTTAAGAAGATTGGTGTGCTGACGTACGTCGATGAGTTTGGCATTGAGCAAGAACTTATCGTTGACGACACGTACAAGATGGACAAGGAAGCTGGCGAGAACGTCGAGTGGTTCTGGATTAACGAAGTGTGGGAGGGCTACCGTCTTGACGGTGACATCTACGTAGGCATTGACCCAATTGAAGCACAGCGTAACCAGCTAAACAACATGTCTAAGTGCAAGCTGCCTTACAACGGCCGTGCGTACAGCAACCGCCACGCTGAGAACATCAGCATCGTGAGCATGGGCATGCCTTACCAGATTCTTTACAACGTGTTCCACTACCGTATGGAGCTCACGATTGCTAAGAACAAGGACAAGATTGCTCTTATCGAGATGAACACTATCCCTAAGCGTCACGGATGGGACGAAGAGAAGTTCATGTACTACGCAGACGCTATGGGCTTTGCGTTTATCGACTCTACTGCAGAGGGCAAGAACAACGAGCGTGTGTCATTTAACCAGTACCAAGTATTGGACATGTCACTCGGTCAGTATATTGCTGCACAGATGCAGTTGCTTCAAGCTGTTAAGGCCGAGTGGGAGGAGTTGCTAGGCATTAGCCGTCAGCGTAAGGGTCAGATTACCACTGCCGATGGTGCTGGTACGACTCAGACTGCTATTGCTCAGTCCACTGCAATGACAGAGGAAATCTTCCGTAAGTTCGAAAAGCTTGAGCAGAAGGAGATTCAAGGCTTGCTTGACGTCAGTAAGCATGCGTTCCGTAACGGTAAGAAGATTCAGTACATTGCTGACGACTACCGCAACGCGTGGCTTGACATTGACGGTGCGGAGTACGCAGAGAGTGAGTTCGGTATCTTTGCCAAGAACGCTAGTAAAGAAAACCAAAAGATGGAGCAGATGCGTCAGCTGACTATGGCTATGGCGCAGAACGGTACAGGTGCTGGCACCATTGCTGAGATTCTTGACGCTGATAACTTTGCACGTATTAAGCAGTTGTCTGCAGAAGCTGAAGCTAAGATGGAAGCTGTTAACCAACAGGCTCAACAAGCACAGCAGGAGATGGCAGCACAACAGCAACAAGCTGAGGCAGCTAAACTGCAAGCTGAACAGTCCTTTGAGTCTGAGCAGAACCAGCTTGATAGAGAGACTAAACTAGCAGTAGCAACGATTAACGCTGTTACTAAAGATACAGACCACGATAATGACGGTAAAACCGACAATCCTTAAAGTGGTATAGATAATAAATCATACGATAAGCTTGTATCTTCAGAACGTATGACATAAATTTACAGAACAATGGCAGATAATAAAGGTCTGGGCATCGACAAACTAGGTTCCGTCGATTGGCTGAATGATAACAGCGCTCCTACTCCACAACTGGAGGAGCCCCAAACAGAAGAAGCTACTGAGGCCACTGAGCCAGTAGCTGAAACTACGGAAGTAGAGGCAGATGAGCCCACTCTCGAAGTTCCCACAGAAGACACCCCTGAGGTTCAAGACGAAGTCGAAGAGACCGTCGATGAGCCTGTGGCACAACCAGTAGCAGAGTCTGTTGCTGATGAAGCAGCTGATGCTTCTATGTTTGCTACACTCGGCAATAAGCTGGGTTATGAAATTGAGGGTGACTTTAGTGAGGACTACGACGGGCTTGCAGCTTATACAAACGAAGTAGGTAAGCAGATTGCTAACGAGCAGCTCGAGAAGATTTTCGCAGCAATGCCTGACGTGCAAGAGTACTTTAACTACCGTGCTAACAACGGTGACCCAATTAAGTACTTCGAAGCACAGCGCGCTGAAATGGACTACGGTACACTTCAGGTCGACGATAACATCGCAGTACAAAAGCGTGTTGTTATTGACGGTATGCGCCAGCAGGGTTTTGGTGACGAAGACATCAGTCGCATGGTAGAGTCTTACGAAGACGCAGGTATCCTTAAGGACAACGCTAGCATTTACTTGCAGCAGCTCCAGCGGACACAAGGTCAGCGTAAAGAACAACTCCTTGCACAGCAGCAGCAGGAAGCAGTCGAGCAGCGTGCTCAGGCTGAACAATACTGGAGCAGTGTACAAGAGACTATCAGCGCAGGTAACTTAAAAGGAATGTCAATTCCTACGCGTCAGCGCGGTAAGTTCTACGAGTGGATGACTAATCCAATCAACGAACAGGGTGCTACGCAACGGGATATTGACCGTCAAAATATTGACCAAGAGACTGCCCTTGCAGTAGAGTATCTTCTCTATCAAGGGTTTGACCTGAAGAAGTTGGCGTCGAACGCGGCGTCTACACAGAAGGTTTCTTCTCTGAAGTCTAAACTCACTGCTGCTCCGAGTGCGGGTAGCCGTATGAAGTCCCGCACTAAATCGGGCACGACCAAAGCAAACACAATTCCTTCCTTGAAGGATTTGCTGTAAGCTAATTTCTAACCTATTACCCATAATTTAAAATGGCTGATAATCTAAAGAAGTTGCGTTTGTATGAGGATACCTTCAATAGCGAAGGTATGACCGACGAGAATTCGTTGGCTAATGCTCTGCTGACGCAGCCTGACGTTCTTTCTCCAGTGATTACTCACTTGAGCGGACGTGAAGACAAGCGTTTCCCACTCTCTTTCTTGACTGAAGGATTGGGTAACGTCAAGTACATCAACGACATCGAGTATGATTACCCCGTGATGGGCCGTATCAACAAGAGTGTTGCTGCTGTTACTAACAGCGACATCAATGTTGCTGGTGGTACCGTTACTTTCGCTGAGCGTTGGTTCAACAAGAACTACGTGATTGAATTCGGTGACACGAACAACACGCAGTTGCGTATCACTGGTGACCCTACTCCCGGAAACGGTGGGTTTGTTTACCCAGTGCAGCTCGTGACTTCTGACAGCACTGCTACTGTGGATTCTTCGGACCTCGCTGGTATCCTCGCTGTTCAGTTGTTCGCTGCTAACGCATTCTCTGGTTCACGTGGAACTGAGAGCAACTGGGTCGCTCCATCCAAGATGCGCAACCAGATTAGCTTGCTGCGTAAGTCTTACCGCTACGAAGGCAACATGCCTGACCGCGTTGTAAACTTTGAGTTCAACGTTGGCGGACGTTCAACCAACCTCTGGTACGATTTCGAAGAGTACCAGCACATGTTGCGTTGGAAGGAGGAGTGCGAGCTCGCTATGTGGTACTCTAAGTACAACCGCGATGCTAACGGTGTTATCCACCAGACTGACGAGAACGGAAAGCCTGTGCCACTCGGTTCTGGTGTTCTCGAGCAGATTCCTAACGTTGACACTTACAGCCAGTTGACTGCTGCTAAGTTGAAGTCTGTTGTACGTGATGCTTTGTATGGAGCCTCTGACGCTGCTCAGATGAACATCGTTCTCTTCACCGGTCTCGGTGGTATGGAGGAGTTTGACAACGCTATGAAGGAAGAAGTGTCTACTGGTGCTTACGTGCTGAACACTGACCCTGCTAGCTTCATCACTGGAAGCGGTCGTAACCTGAGCCTCGGTGGATTCTTCACCCAGTACCAGCACATCGACGGACACAGCATCACTGTGCGCCACTTGCCTTTGTTTGACCACGGTGCTCGTGCCTTGGCTTCAG